TGAGCGCTGCGCAGTTTAAACTTGAGTTAGACGCCGAATGGGCGGCCAAGGTGGATGATATAGCCGAGGCCGTTGCTGGTATTGGCTTGGAGGTGCTAACCCGGATTGTGCGCAAAACGCCAGTTGATACGGGGCGGGCAAAGGGTAATTGGATTACATCTATCGGTGTGGTCGAATCGTCCTTTGATGAAAACGCTTATGACAAGGCGGGCGCGGCTGCAATCAATGAGGGCGCAACTAAGCTGGGTGGCTATCCAGACGAAATGCCGCCAATTTACATTCAGAACAATTTGCCTTACATCAACCGCCTCGAGAACGGGTGGTCAGGACAAGCCCCGCAAGGTATGGTTGGATTAACGCTTGTCGAGATTGAGGCAATGACCGCTGGAGGCAAAGACGTATGACATATGCGCTAGAACGCCAATGCATTGAGACATACTTCAATACCGAATGGGCAGCCCGCACTGCCCTTGGGTTTGATGGGCATGAATTCACACCAGCCCATGATACGGTTCAGCTATTCATTCAATCCGGCGAAGCCTTTCAGGGATCTATTGGGCGGGCGTCAAATCGAATTGATCATGCTGGCCTTGTGCAAGTGATGGTTTACGTCAACTCTGGTGACGGCTCCGCGACATGGCGTTCTCGTGTTGAGGGTGTTATAGATACGCTATTCAATAAGCGGCTAACATCCGCAGGGGCTGTTGTTGGCTCGGGTGACACCGAGTTTCTGCGCTTTAGCCCACAAGATCAGCACCCCTATATAGCGGGTCAAGAACGTGGTATAAATTTAACTACAGTTACCGTGAACGCGCCTTTTCTTAGGTATGGGTATAAATAAAACATGGAACCACAAGACTTGCATAATTATTTGAGCGCAGATTTTCAGTCTGGCGTTTTAACATGGCTGCCCAGAGCGGGGCAAAAGATATTTAATACCAGGTATGCTGGAACTGTGGCGTTAAATCATTCGGATGAGAAAGGCTACAAGAGAGGCCTTCTGCTTTATCGTCCATATAAGGCGCATCGTGTAATTTACGCAATGTATCATGGCGAATGGCCAATTGAGATTGACCATATAGATGGCAACCCTGCAAACAACAGTATTGATAATTTAAGGGACGTGGGCAGGGTGGGTAATTTGCGCAACATGCCAAAGCAGTCAAGAAACAAAACTGGCTGCACTGGGGTGAAGATGGACCCGAGAAGGAAGCGTAAAAAATGGTTGGCGCGCATTGGCGTTGATGGGAAGACGGTTCATGTTGGATCGTTTTCTTGCTATACTGCGGCAATGATTGCACGCAAAAGGGCAGAAATTCAGATTGGCTTTCACCCCAATCACGGCAGACACAAATAAGGAGGCCGCAATATGGCTGGCATGGCATCAAGTGAACTAAGATCAGCATTCGTGGCTGAATCAACGGCGGG